TATAAAAAGGACAAAGTTTAAGGTTACCCAAAACAATGGAATGGGAGGAAAACAATACATTTTTTGGTTTGCCACCTGGAGTGTACGTTACGCCGAAAAAGAAAATTTCTCCCCCGCCGAACTCCCCCGTGGCCTCAGCTACCTTAAAGGCCAACAGGAAACTGGAGAAGGTGGATTCCTTCATTGGCAGCTGTTATTCGCGGTGCCGAAAAAGCTCTCCATCAGAAAGGCCCGATTGCTACTTCGAGGAGCCCATGTCGAGCCTTCCAAAAGCGCTGCGGCAGATGAATACGTCTGGAAGGAAGACACCCGAGTCGCTGGAACACAATTCGAACTTGGAATCCGACCCATGCTTGTCAACTCCGATGTCGACTGGCAGCGCATATGGGATTTGGCTGTCCAAGGGGATCTCCTTCAAATCCCCCCAAGAGTTAGAGTTATCTCTTATCGGACCATACGCGCTATTGCGGCAGACCATTCCTCGCCTGTTGCAATGTTGCGAACCACTAAGGTCTTCTGGGGCTCAACTGGAACTGGAAAAAGTAGAACTGCCTGGGATGAAGCCGGCATGGATGCTTACTGTAAAGATCCTCGCTCAAAATTCTGGTGCGGTTATCAGGGCCAGAGGAATGTTATCATTGATGAGTTTCGAGGAGGAATCGATATTGCCCATCTACTTCGATGGACGGACAGGTACCCGGTACGTTTGGAAATTAAAGGGTCTTCCGTCCCCTCTATGGTAGAAAACATCTGGATTACTTCTAATTTGGCTCCGTCGTATTGGTATCCGGAGGTTGATCACATTACTATGGAAGCTTTAATGAGAAGACTTAATATAACAGAGTTTACCTAAAAAAATGCCTCGATCTTCATCAACTAGACGAAATAGTAATATGAGTCTTGGTTCAACAGGAAGTATAGGAAGTAGAAGAACTAGTTTAATGTCAAGTGCAGGAACTAAAAGAAAATCTATTTTTGATAGAGTTCCTGTTGCTAAACGGCCAGCTAGTATTGTACGGATTGTTGGACCAGTTAAGAAGACCCAGGGTGTAGTTGGAAGTTCCCGAGCAGTAGAATTTAAAGGGAAATTGAAGAGAAAGAATGGACCTAAAAAAGTGAATGTTCCGACAAAGTTACGAAAACAAATTGCTCAAACTCTTGCTGAGAAACAAATTAAGGGAACTTATCAGCTTACTCAATATGGCCGTCTTGATTTGCCTGCAGACAACACGCAATTGGCACAAGTGGGTGTTGATAATTATTCATCGTCGTTTTTTACTTCTACTTTTTCTGCGCAAATGTTTTTGCATTATGCGTCTGTGTTATGGAATCAAAAAGATAATTCAATGACAGGCCTTACATCATATACGGGTTCTATTGCATATACAGATACGCCTGGTATTGATTATATGCTCCCAGTGGATCAAGTTTCTAGTAAAGCTATCACTGCCAAATTTCATATTATTAATTCTTATGAAATGCGAACGTATAAAAACAATTCAGATCGGACAGTGACTATGGAGATTTATCAATCAGAGCCTAGAAAGCCATTTTTCGAGAATAACAATGAATTAGATGTTAATGGTGTGTTGCAAGCAGAGAATCCTCAAATGACACATCCTGTTGATTATTGGCGTTTGTGTTTACTTGCAACGGACAAAGCTGGTGGAAATGTTGCTAATTGTACAACTGCGACTATTCATACTAATCCGCTTCATTTAGCAATGTTTACTAAAGCTTATAAAAGTTCCAAATTAACTGTTACTTTGGAACCTGGACAAAAATATGATCATACAATTCAAGGACCTAAAAATTTGGATTTGGATTATCAAAAGTTTTATGGTCATCCTACTGCTTCAAGTGAAGCAGTTTTCCAACCTATACAAAAATTTACAAGATATGTTTGGTATGTGATCAAACAAGATCTTGCACAAAAAGGAACTGGTAAAGGTACTCCTGGTAGATGGTTAGGAGTTGCATCAGAGACTGCAACTTCACCAAATTGTATTTCTTATGAAAGAGTAATTCGTGCTACAATGACCATTCCTGAATCTGTTGGTACGAAATTGAATGGAGTTGCTCTTAGCATCAACACTAATGTTATGTTGCAGAATATTGCAAGACTACCTAAGTTCGGCTTTTATACTTTCAGTGGTGAAGTTGTAGGTTCTGTTAGAAGAGTAGATGAATTAGAAGCTGATGCAGAAACTGTTTAAAATAAATGATTTTAGAATGAGTGTATCATTATGTATCCAAATGGCCCCTACCGTCGAAGTGGAGGACCCGAGAGCCGGAGCCGGTAGGCGGAGCGGTAGGGGTTCCGCAACGGAGCAGGGCCATTTGGATACATAATAATCCGGTTGCCCGGTTGTGTTAGGGTTCGGAGTGATTAGTAGGACAGAAGCGTAGCTTGCGAAAAACCTGTTTTGAGAAAGCGTCTACGCTTCTCAGTATTACCTACTAATCACGAAGATGCCCTTGCGGCATCTAAACCCTCCCCCCCGTGTGTGTACCCCCAAAAAAACCCTTAAACCCCTATGGCGTCATAGGGGTCATTTACTATAAAAAGGACAAAGTTTAAGGTTACCCAAAACAATGGAATGGGAGGAAAACAA